CCAAGATTTATGAGGTTCTGAAATTCAACCATAATTAAGATTCCCGGATGATCGCGGTAGAAGTATCCCTGTCAATGGATAGTACACCATAACAGACGATATTCCAATCCATACCATCCCGTTCATCTTTTACGGGAACTGTAATATCCAAGTGCTTGAATAGGTATTCTTTGCCGCCATTTTCAAACACCCGCCAGACATGATCCACCGTCCCACGTCCCGGCTGGCCCCGTGATTTGTTAAAGCGGATGCCATACTTGTTCATATAACCTCCGCCGCGGGCATAGGTGGGTTAGCCACTGCCGTCAGGTTAAAGTGTATGAACGTCATTGGATCGTTGGAGGCATTGCGGGTGAAGCTGTGTGCCAGCCAAGCATTGGTAAAGATCAACGTGCCATCTTCTGGGGCAACATTGATAGCATTGCTTGCATGGGTAATGTTGGCGGGATCAAATTCTGGCAAACCTATCTGGACCTTACCAGAACGGGGATCATGGAATGTAGCTACAGAACCGTTTTGCGGCGTCCTAAGGAAGTAAAACCCGACAATCTGTGCCCCATGTGCATGAACGTGCTGATCCATGCCGCTGTATTTATAATGCTGCTGCGCCCACATTTCGGTAAATGACGTGCTAAAATTACGCACATCGTAACCCTGTTCGCCCAAAATGTTCCATGCGGTTGCGCCGATATAAGCACATAGGTCTTCCATACGCGGATCGTCGTATAGGTTGTCCGTCATATAAACAGGGTACACTTCATGGGTGCCGCCCTGTTCTTTTTTGCGCTTTTCAATATATTCATCAACAACCTTGCGGATGTTGTCCAGAAATTCCGGCTTTTTAATTACGTAAATGGTTGTTGGGAAGCAGTGTATTGGGTTTAATTCATCTTTAACATCTGACATTATTGTCCCCGTTGTTGCATTTCTTGCTGCATCTTCTCCATATTTGCAATTTCTTCCGCCGTCAAATCACGGACAATCCAAGAAAATACCCACTTGCCGTCCCGTACAAATGGCTGTTCTGAACGTGACACGGTTTGCGTTTTTCCGTCATACGTAGGGTCTGCATCAATCTCCACATACTGAATGCGGTAGCCATGCACATTGTATGCGTCAGTGGTCGGGAATATTTCCACAAAGTCACTGTAAGGCGTATAGCCTAAGCCGGGATTGTCCCGCATCAATTCTTCCGCACCATAGGGATATTCAACAAACTGGTTGTCGGTGGTGGTTTTAACGTATCCGGTCATGATGATTTGTCCTCAAGAAATGCTGGTGCTTGTTTGGTAAGGAGATCAAGGCGTTCACCCTTCCCTGCCAGTTGGGTAAATACCTGCTTGATATGCGGCACTATATGCGTCTCAAAGTCTGGGTGGCAACGCATGGTATTCAAATGGTCATGCGGAATATTGCCTTGAGACAGAATGAAGTTCTCCACCCGCCCCTGCAATTCACCTAGCCATTCTTCCCGCTGCATGGCTTCATTGGCTTCTAGCATAGGCAGATGACCGAATTTGCGCTGTGGCTCAAGTTCCGCCATGATCTGGTTAATGGTGTTCAGTTCCATAACGGCGGCTTCATGGTTGTTTTTCCATGTGTCTTCCGCTGATTTACATTCAATGATTGTGGCTTCCGCAACCATCTTTTCCCAAGGCTTTGCGTTTTCATCCGCTATAATCGCCTCATTCTCCATGATTTTTGCGTCACGTTTCATCTTCTGGGCTTTGGAATGTTCAACCTTTACTTCCATGTCAATGCGCTGACCATATAGCAATGCCCATGCGCCATCTGGCGTATAGCAAGACCCCGCCATGAAGTGACGGAGTTGAAAGTCTGAATTATTTCTGTGTGGCTTACTGTTCATCTTATACGTTTACCCCTGTTGTACCATTTGATGCGGCGGCACCGCCGTAAGATGCTCCACTAGATGCAGTTGCAGAAGCATTAACACAACCTGAATATGTATATTTATTGCGGGTTGTTGAACTGGCACCGCTTACAATACCTAATGCAAATATTCCTATTGTTGAATTTCCTGCTGCTGCTCCACTGTAAGATGCTTGAGTTGCTGAAGTAGCAGAAGCATTAACACAACCTGAATAAGTATATTTATTTCTGGATGCAATAACTGAAGAACTAACCCCCAAAGCAAAAATACCAATAGTAGAATTACCTGTAGCCGATTGATAATGAGAACCAACAGTTGCCGCTGTAGCAACAGCATTTGTATCCCCCGAATATGTATATTTATCACGTGTAGTTAAATTAACTGCTGCTGTACTAAACCCTAACGCAAAAATTCCAATTGAAGAATTTCCAGCTGCCGCCCCCCACCGTGCAGCAGTGCTGGCTGCCGTAGCAGAAGCGTTTACACAACCGGAATAAGTATATTTGTTGCGGGTTGTTGAACCATTTGAAAGACAAATATTATATCCTAATTGAAAAATACCTACGGTTGAATTGCCTGCGGCGGCACCTCCGTAAGAACCATTAGTAGCCGCTGTTGCCAAAGAATTTGAACAACTAGAATAAACGTATTTATTGCGGGTGGTAGATGGGCATCCAGTACTTCCTAAAGCAAATATGCCAACTGTTGAATTTCCTGCTGCGGATTGGCAAACACTTGCAGCCGAAGCAGAAGAACCGCTAGAAACTACGCACCCCGCAAATGTATATTTATCACGGGTTATTGTTGTTGCTAAACAATTAGACCCTAAAGCAAAAATGGCTAATGCCCCAGCTTGAAGATTCCCCGCCACAGGCCACAATCCCGCCTTCTGCCAACCCACCATTTGGTCAATAGTCCATACACCAGATGCAGCACCACATTGGTAAGGACCAGCAGGTGTTATAGGTGATTTACTAATAATTGACCCTTGATATTGCCGTGGCATTATACGTTTACTCCACAAGTACCGTTGGAAGCGGCAGAACCGCCAGTAGAAAAACACAAAGATGCTGTTGCTGAAGTGCTTGCACATCCAGAATAAGTATATTTGTTTCTAGTGCATGATGCTCCTAAGGTAAAAATACCAATTGTGGAATTACCTGCGGCAGAACCTAAATTAGAATTTGCGCTTGAAGCTGTTGCCACAGCATTTGTATCACCTGAATAAGTGTATTTATTGCGGGTTGTTGTGCTGTTACCTAAAGCAAAAATACCAACAGTGGCATTTCCTGTAGCAGCACCACCTTGTGAGTTTGCACTGGAAGCAGTTGTTGAGGCATTTGTGTCGCCTGAATAGGTGTATTTGTTGCGGGTGGTTGAAGGTGAACCCGTGTTTCCTAAAGCAAAAATGCCCACGGTAGAATTTCCTGTAGCCGCACCTAAATAACTATTAGAACTGGCAGAAGTTGCAGATGTGTTGACGCAACCGGAATAAATATATTTATTTCTGGTGCTAGAAGGGGAATAACAAATTAGCCCTAAAGCAAATATTCCAGTTGTCGCATTTCCGGTAGCAGATTGCCCATAAGTTGGATTCGTTGCTGAGGTTGCTGTGGTATTTGTACAATTTGCATAAATGTATTTATTACGGGTGGCCCGTATAACAGCACCACCTGCAGTTGAGGCTAAAGCAAATATTCCAACTGAAGAATTTCCAGCCGCCGCACCTTCATAAGTTCCACCAGCTAAAGGAGCCGCTGTTGTAACAACACATCCTGCGTAAGTATATTTATCACGTTGTGTAGAACAATATCCTGATGCAATAATTGCAAAAGTACCCGGTGGTACGGGCCAATTACTAGCCGCCACCGCTTGCATCTGCTGTACTAAGTTCCATGAGCCGGAGTAATTAGGCATTATACGTTTACTCCACAGGTTCCATTGGAGGCGGCGGAGCCACTTTGAGCGGCAATAGAAGCGGCTGTTGCTGTTCCGTTAGTGCAACAAGAATATGTATATTTATTGCGGGTCGTTGATGCAGATCCACCAACAAGCCCTAAAGCAAATATGCCTACTGTAGCATTACCTGCCGCCGACCCACTACAAGAAGCTGCAGAAGCTGCTGTTGCTGATGATACAGCACACCCAGAATAAGTGTATTTATTGCGCGTAGTTGATCCATTGCCACAACAAAGTGTACCCAATGCAAATATACCAACAGTTGAATTTCCCGTGGCCGACCCAGCATCAGATGCTGTAGTTGCAGATGTTGCAGTTACGTTTGAATCTCCAGAATAGGTGTATTTGTTTCGGGTTGTTGTAAAACCAATACCAGCAACATTTCCTAAAGCAAAAATGCCAACCGTAGAATTTCCAGTGGCTGATCCTAATCGCGATGCACCGCTTGCTGCTGTTGCAGTACCATTGGTATCACTTGAATAAGTATATTTGTTTCGGGTAGTAGAATTTCCTGCACAAGTTTGACCCAATGCAAATATTCCTACAGTTGAATTACCTGTTGCTGATCCCTCATTTGAAGCGGCACTAGCCGAAGCGCCAGAAGAAACAGCACATCCTGAATATGTATATTTATTACGACTTGCTGTATATGAACCTGAGCCGTTAAGCGCGCCTAATGCAAAAATGCCAGCGCTTGCCGTGCCAACGGCTGACCCCCTATATGAAGCGGAAGTCGCAGCAGTGGCTGAAGACACAACACATCCAGAAAATGTATATTTGTCACGGACCGTTGACCAACTGGTTGTGTATCCTAAAGCAAATATGCCCGTAGTTCCTGCCGCCACAGGTGTTACACTTGAACTTGCGGCACTAAACGCAGATGGCCCATACGCATTATTGGCGCTAACGGTAAATGTATAAGCCGTTCCGTTGGTGAGGCACGTTACCTGTACAGGTGATGTTGTTCCGGTACCTGTTTTAAATCCGGGACAGGATACAGCAGTGTATGACGTAATAGCCCCACCACCAACGCAGCTAGGAGCGGTAAACGCTACACAAGCCTTTGCATTAACGGCACCGCTGACCGCACCAATAGTAGGCGCATTTGCTACTTTTAAGCTATTAAAAGCACTGATTAAGCCGCCAATATACCGCTTGGACATAATGTTACCTTGCGTCAGCTAATTGCTTCGTAACTTATGCTGTAGGTTATCCCACTTGCCGTACCAGAAGTTACGGTGATTGATGTACCTTCCATAAGGTATATTGCGGTGGTCTTGTCCGTAACAATCAACGACGCATTGGCGGGGACCGAAACCGTGGATACAACTGGGTATGCCGTACCGCCTGATGGAGCCGATCCCTGCGCTACCGCACCGTTGGTATAAATGGATACCGTGGCATTGACCGCCGTGGAACCGTTTACGTTGGCGGCTACAATTTGGTCAATACGGTACACCGTGTTGGAACCGGAAGCATTGGCAAGCAGCACCACGGCAGACGTTCCCGACGGCGTATAATACGTTGTATTGCCTGTAAGCGTTGTTAATGCTG